AGGAGCGCGAGGAGGAGGAAGCAGCATGAGCTTCTCCGACCCGGCCCACATCATTGACCACATTCCAAGGGACTTCGACATGAAACGAATTACTCGAAAGCGACCGCTCGAGCAGCGGCGCGCAGCAAAGCAGGCTCGGCAGAACGTCGAGCCTTTTTCATGCGAGCGCCCTGGACGCGTCTGGACGCTCATCACTTTCATCGGAGCGCTGGCCATCATCGCCGGCGTGCTCATTACTGGACACTGGGAGAGATAAATGAACGACTTCAAAGACTTCGCGCTTGAGCTGCACGAAAAGGGCATCAAGGCAACGATGGACAACGCCAGAACGTTCGTCCTTGGCAACTACGACCGCGTGCTTCCTGCCTACTGGCTAAACCCCGACGCGAGAATCAAAGCGCTCTACGCGCTGATGGAGACGCGCTACGTGGACGACTTCGAGTCGTCTCTCAAGGCGACGCTCACGCTCAGCTCGGAGCTCGACCGAGCCCTTGAGCATGCGACATCGATGCTCTACGGCGAGATGCTCGAGATCGAGTACGACGAACACAGCGAGGAGTAAGCATGACGATCACTTCACTTGAGCCGCTCGAGCTACCGATGCCCGAGCCGGATGACGAGGTCGACGTCGACCCGTATCCCGAATACAGCAGCCGCGACGAGTTCGAGCGCGCGCAGTGGTTCGGCGAACGCGCTAAGCGTCCCGAGCCGATCTACGACAAGACTCTCGAAGACTTCTACGCCATCGGCGACGACGGCGAAATCCCTTTCTAAGGAAACGCAATGAGCTACGCGACCCTGGTACTTGGAGAGAGCGGAACAGGCAAAACCTGTTCGCTCCGCAACCTCGACCCAAAAAACACACTTCTGATCCAGCCGGTGCGCAAGCCGCTCCCCTTCCGCTCCACTGGGTGGAAGGATATCAAGCAGAAGGGCGATGGGAACAACATCCTCGTCTGCTCGAACCCGCAGGCAATCATCAATTGCATGCACGCGAGCCCGTTCGACGTGATCGTCGTGGACGACTGGCAGTACATCCTCGCATCGATGTACATGGCTGCACGCAACGTGAAGGGGTTCGACAAGTTCACAGAGATCGGCGGGGCCGGATTCGACATTGCCAAGGCCGCCTCCGAGCTCGGTGAAAACAAGCGCGTCTACGTCCTCGCTCACACGACCTCTGATGAGTTCGGCAACACCCGTATCAAGACATTGGGGAAATTATTAGACGACAAGATCGTTGTCGAGGGCATGTTCACCACAGTCCTTCGGACGCACGTCGAGAACGGACGCTATCTCTTCTCAACTCAGAACTCAGGCTCTGACACAGTCAAATCGCCGATGGGAATGTTCTCGGAGCAGTACATAGAGAACGACCTCGCGGCAATCGACCGCGTCATCTGCGACTACTACGGCATTACTAACGAAAAGGAAAACGAAGAATGATCACTACCTTCACCATGAACCGCAAGTCCGCGGAAAAGGTTGCCGGCTTCAACGGCATCGACAAGTCCGGCAAGTACGTCGGCACCCTCACACAGGTCGAAGTCGCCGAAAGCAAGGCGGGCGCGACTTACGTCGAGTTCGCCTTCAAGGCGCTTCGCTGGATCGAGTGCGGAGAGACCGCCGAAGAGCGCGGCGAGAAGATGGCTTTCATCAAGCTCTACGTCTCCAGCCGCACGGGCGATCGCACCTTCGGGGCCGACATCATGGACGCGCTGCTTGCCGTGCTCAAGCTCGATAAGGTTGAGGCTACGCAAGCGCAGGTCTTTAACCGCGACGGCACGAAGCGACCGGGCTATCGCATCGGCGCGCTCGAGGGCCAGACCATCGGCCTGCTCCTCCAGCGTGAGAACCGCGAGTATGAGCACGAAGGCCAGATCAAGACGACCTACCAGATGAACATCATCACGCCGTTCCATCAGGTTACTGGACAGAACGCAAAGGAAGTCCTGAACAACCTCGAGGCCAAGGCAGTCGAGGCTAAGTTCAAGAACCTGAAGGACAAGGAAGCCAAGCCCGTCACGCCATCGGCTCCGGTTGCGCACCCCTACGACGACGCTCCGCTTGACGACAACCCGTTCTGACCATTTTCGTGACGCCACGAAAATGATCTCTAGCCCTCGGCGAAAGCCGGGGGCTTTTTTTGACAAGCTCCCCAGAAGATCGTTGTAGGATAACTCTACGAGTATCGTTAGGAGAACGCGATGGATCAGGACTATTTCGAATTCAAACTACACCTTCAGGGGAAGGCGCTCGAAGGACACACCATAGACGCGAAGGAGCTCGGCGTTGCGCTGATAGGCATCAACGACTCTCTCGACATCATTGCAAAGCAAATGCCTGGAGCTCGCCAAAAGCAGACATCGCTTCAAATTCAAGCTAGCCTCGAGAAAGGGAAGCTCTTCAAAAGTACCCTGAACAATCGTTTGCACAGAAATTTATCCTGTGTAATAGACAAAAGCTCTCGGGGCGCAAAATTAAAGAGGGCTTTTGAAGAGCTTCCAAAGGAAGCGTAATTGCACTTTTGAAATTCGTTTTCGAAGCAGTCGCCAGTAACCCTGCCTTGTTCTCGGAAACGGTTTCTCTGGCAAAAGAAACATTCGAATGCTTCATCTTGCTGATCAACTTGCGCAAAACGTTTGGAGACCAAGAGGTTACTTCGGCTCAAGTTGATACTGTCGCCAATCAAACCCAATACATCAACTGCACCATCAACAACTTCAACGGCAACGTCAAGCAACTATCGCAAAAGATTCACAACGGAGGAGTGCTTGCTAAGCCTCTCAAAGAAGCTTTCTCTCCTCTTGGACTGGGCAACCATGCAGAGCGCTGCGAATTGCTAGACGCGAACAACGCCAAAGTCCTCGACATCGACAGACAGGGATACGAACTAATGACCACACCAGCACAATCAGCCGCACCTCAGGCCTTGCCGCCTATGAAGCATGTCGACGCCGTCATCCTTGGTGTTCGATTCGACGAAAAGAAGTGGACGATCAAGTCGAACGGAACAGAATACGCAGCGAAGCTGACAGACATGGACTTCCATGCCCGAGTGCAAAACCGCGAAGTTTCGTTTTCCGCAGGCGACCACATAGACATCGACTTGAACCAGACTATGGTCATGAGGAACGGGAAGCCTTCGATAGAGTATGAAATTGCCAAGGTCTACTCGACCACGAGGGATCAAGGCCTTTTCAGGGGTCAGGAACTTTGACAACGCGCCTCTGTTTCGGGTATGCTTCTCCCGTCGACACCGCAATGGTGCGACCGGGTCTGAGAAACCCGAATCAATAGGCGCTAAGGCCGCCAACGCGGCTTTTTTTGTGAGCAAAGAACATCTGCGCAAAATTGCGCACATGCTCGTCTCCTTTATGGGAGAGGCTTGCGGGACCGCTTCGGCGGGGCTGTTTCCTATTGAACGGTTTTCTCACCCCGCAAGTCCTCGCCCACCCGCCTGAGAAACGGGCGCGAGGTGCAACCTCAATAGGAGACAGCAATGTCAATCAGTGCAACCTCAATAGGAGACAGCAATGTCAATCATCAACGCTCAAGCCTTCAAGATTATTGAAGGTCGTCCCGTCACATCCAGTCGAATTGTTGCCAAGTACTTCGGCAAGCGTCACAATGACGTTCTTCGTGGCATTCGAGACCTCATCGAAAAGAACACGGATCTCTCCAAGTCTTTCATTGCACGAGAAGAACAGGTCGAGACCGGTAATGGCGCATCGCGATCTAATCCAGTGTTCCTAATGGATCAGAAAGGCTTCTGCATCCTCGCCATGGGGTTCACCGGCGCGAAGGCACTCGAATTCAAGTGCGCGTTCTACGACGAGTTCGAACGCATGAAGCACGAGCTCGAGGCACCGACCACGATCACGCCCGCAGAGCGGCGAGCCATCCAGCGCGAAGTGGCCATCCGTGCACACAAGACCGCACCAAACTATCGGACGATCTACCGAGCCATCAAGGCACGCTACCAGATCGCCCGCTACGACCAGTTGCCGCGCACTCAGCTCGAAGACTGCCTCGACTTCATCAGAGAGGTTGAGCTCGATGTCCCAGAGGTGCCGCACACCACGCGCCCCGACGACGGCGGCTGCCCCCACTGTGGCCCGCACCCTCTTCCCACGGGCTCGATCGTTCTCTCCGCGCGTGAGGCCGAGGACCTGCGGACTTTCGTCTACTACTGGAGGTACCTCTTCCGCGAAGATCTCGAGACCGTCCTCAAGCTGATGCGTCTCCTCCAGTCGCCCTTCGCTCCACGCTTCTACGAAGCCGTGACAAGCATGAACCTCGGTTCCATCGAGGACATGCTCGATCGCCACGGCTATAGCGTGAGGCAACTGTCCGGCTACCGCGCCCTGACTGCTCAGTAACAGCCCAACCCATTTTTCACATCGGCCCTGCCCTAACCGGCGGGGCTTTTTTATAGGAAAATGAAACTCTACGAAATCTCAGACGCAATCCGCGCCGCACTCGACCACATCGACGTGGATCCCGAGACTGGCGAAATCCTCAATGCGGACAACCTCCACGCCGTCGAAGCCGAAGCATCCGACAAGATCGAGGCCACGGCCCTCTACCTCCGCGAGCTCGATGCCGAGGCCAAGGCCGCAAAGGACGAAGCCGACCGAATGCTCGCCCGCGTCAAGTCCATGCAGAAGCGATCCGACTACCTCAAGTCCATGCTCCTCGAGGCCCTGCACGCGACTGGGAAGGTCAAGACCGTCCGCGTGACCGTCTCGATCCGCACGACGAAGGCCGTAGAGATCGCCGAGGGCGCAGACCTGCCCGAGGCCTACACGACCGTCAAGACGACCGTAAGCCCGAACAAGGTCGCCATCAAGCAGGCACTGCTCGACGGCGTCGAAGTCCCCGGCTGCCACATCGAAGAACGCGAAAGCGTCCAGATTCGCTAGAACCTACTCACGGAGGTAGCAATGAAAACCACAAAAACGAACCCCGCAAAACTGCTTCTGCGCTACCTCTGGCCGCGCATGCAACGCGGCGAACGGCACTTCATCATCGACGACACTCAGCTCGCTTTCAGCATGACGGCGCAACAGCTGAGCAAGGTCGTCAGGCGATTCAACGAAACCGGGCACGAACTCAATTGGCCCGGTTTTCATTTTTCCGCGAAGGTGCTCGACATCTACCGCCTCGAGATCACAGCCGCCCGAGAAGCCGACCCCGTGCCTGAAGGAGCGCTGCTATGAGGACTCCCCTCTCACTCATCACGGCCGCAATGGCCACACAAGGAGCAACAGCATGAACATCAAGATCAAGCGTCTGCACCCGGACGCGAAGATGCCCAAGCGCGGCACGAAGTACGCTGCGGGGTTTGACCTGTACGCCGCCGAAGAGTTCGATGCGCCGATCTTCGAAGAGCAGACCGTTCGCATTCAGACGGGCCTCGCCTTTGAAATCCCTGAAGGATACGTTGGCGTGGTGTACAGCCGCTCCAGCACTGCCCTCAAGGGCCTCATCATCACGCCTTTGCTTGTGGATGCCGACTACCGCGGGCCCGTCTACATCACGGTGAAGAATGCATCGGGCAGGCCGTACATCGTTCATAACGGCGACCGCATTGCCCAGATGCGCATCGAAAAGCTCGTTGACACTGAGTTCGAGTGGGCTGACGAGCTGAGCGAGACCGCGCGCGGTGCGAGCGGATATGGATCTACAGGAGATTAAGGAATGACGATCAGTGAACTAATCGAACTCCTTCAGGAGATTATGGAAAAGGAAGGCGACATCGAAGTCGCGTACACGTACAACGACGGCGGCTACCCCATGATGGGCGAAGAATATGCCGGGGGCGTCGAAGTTCGGCTTACCCCCTACGGCAAGGCCGTCGTGATCTGGTAAGGAGGACGAATGAAATACAGAATGAAATACAGAATGAAATACAGACTGAAAGACCGCGAGCTGCAACGCAAGCTCGACGAACTTAGCGACGGAGACTTCTCCAGACAGCTTGCATCTAACAAGAAGCGCATCTTCGCCGAGCTAAATTTTTTGAAGCAGATGATCCTCTGGTTCCGCAAAAGCGAAGGCCCGTTCCATGCGTTAATGATAACGCCCGACATGGTCGAAAAAGTGCGCGAGTACGACCCGCACAATTGGAACGAGTACCCGGAGGTGACGCCGCCGGAAGGCGTATGGATGCGCGTTGAGTGGCGCGATGGCGTTGTGAAACGTCTAGCTGTCGCTCGCTACGAGGCCTGGGGAGGCGGCAAACAATTCGTGTGGGTGAGCGACAAAAGAATCATCAGGGAAGTCGACCGTTTCCGGCCGCTGGACGATCCGGAGGACGAGTAATGATAAAGGGATCAGGGAAACTCAACAAAGAAACGTATGAAAGCCTGCTCAAGCAGGGGATCTCCGCGGAGGACATCCGCAAGGGCGAGAAAAACCTGCGGCTTGCGGCGCACCAAACGCCGGGAGCCAAAGAGTACGGTTTGTCTTGGGCTATGCAACTCCACTTTGAGGGAAAACTGCGTTGGGTTGCCTTCCCGATGGAGTGTTGGGTAGGAGTTTTGAGAGACGAGGAGGACGATGAAGAATGAAAACCCCACGGTTTGAACTGAAAGACTTTCGTCTTAATGAGATTCTCTCAATGCTCACACCGTACAGCGGGCCGAGCCTGTCGGAAGAACTCAATAGAGTTTGGACTGGCGAAGCGAGGACAATCAAATTCGGCAATCGCTTTTCTGTCGATCTCACCTCCGAAGACGTCAAGGAAAATCCGGAGTTTCGTCCGAACGAATGGAACCCAACGAAGTCCTGGAACATCCCTAAAAACGTCGATCTGATGTTTTCGATTCAGGAAAAAGAATCAGGGAAAGAAATCGCACGATTGCGTGGCCACTTCGACGGTGAGAATTTCAGAAGACCAAGCGGAGAGCCCATGTACGCATTTTGCCGTGGATTTCATGCAACAAAGTACAAATCGCTCATCAAGTGTTGGCCTGATGATCAAAAAAGCGAGTGGATCTCTGGGGACTTTTTAGCTCGAGTGGCTGAATTTGATCGTCGACTTGTAGAAGAAATGGAGGGGTACGAGAAATGCCTGTCAAGATGAAAAAGGAAATACGCAAGCGGGTTGCATGCCAGATCGGGGCGACGCTGGAAGATATGCACAAGGCCGAGTCGGAGTGTGACGGAGAGTTGTGCCTGTACCCAGTAGACGCCAAAGGTACGCTGGGAGGCTTCTACCTCCTCCACGTCCCTGTCAAGGGAAAAATCGCGCCAACGCTCTTTCCGACTGAGTACTTCGTCAAACAGCAGGAGGAGGACGAATGAGGCCTGAAAGAGAATACAGACGCATGGCAATCGTCGCCTTGAACGTCATTTCGGTACGCGCGCTTGCAAGAGCCCGAGGCGCGGGCTGTTACGGGGCAACCGGAGCATGAAAATGAATGAAGAGGAAATTCTGCAAAACATGGATTACGTCTCCGAGCAACTGGTCGGAGCGGCAGAGGCGATCAAGGCCGACACCGATGAGCGACGTTTCGACGAGGCTTACGATCCCATGTTGCGAGACGTGATGATGATGGCGCGGGAACTACTGCACCTGCGTGACCTGCTCGACGAACTTCGAGAAGGCGAGTAACCCACAGGCCGACACCTTGACCGAGGCCGCCGCCACTTTCTGCGAGGAGAGGAGGGGACGGCGGTCTCATCACATGAAGAGGACATGATGAAAAAGTATTCCGAAAAGGGGTGGAACTGGCTAATCGACCACTACCCGCATGAACCTGGTCGCTACTGGTTCGAGGGGTTCAACCCGGTCGAAGGCTACCCCAACAAACCCGACCTGACGCGCAAGGACATACACGTCCTCGCCGATGTGGACGACATCACTCACCCGCTCGACGCGACTGCCGTGACCAACGGCGAACCTTTGTACAACCTCTTCTTCTTCGCCACCCTGCCCGGTGCTGAC